CATTGTCTATGACATGTCAAATGAGGACTACCACAAACAGGTAGGCTACTCTTCATCTGCCATTAAAACGGTGTGTAAGCAATCGCTTGCACACTACATGGCACAGAAACCATTAGGTGACAGTCCAGCGTTTGCGTTGGGCAGTGCCGTACATGCTACGTTACTTGAGCCAGAGCGTGACCTTGTTACCAAAGGCCCAAAGACACGTACCTCTAAGCTGTACAAAGACCTGTATGCTAACAAGAAAGGTGACGAGGTTGTACTGACAGAGGTTGAGTATCATGTACATAACAAGATGTGTCAGTCAGCACTTGACAATCCAGTGTGCAATGCCTTACTGACACACAAGGAAAGAGTAACAGAAAGCAGTGTGTTTACAGTTGATCCTGTGAGTGGTCTTAACATTAAGACTAGACCAGACCTATACATACCAGAGACAGGACAGATCGTTGACATTAAAACTACTATTGATGCTTCGCCAAAAGGTTTTGCAGAACAAGTTGGTAAGTACGCTTATCATATACAAGCTGCTTTCTATTTGCTTACTTGTAAACTGGCTGGCATAAAGGCTAAAGAGTTTAGCTTTATAGCTATTGAAAAGACTGCGCCCTATATGGCACACCTGCATGTCATGTCACCTGAGTTAGTTATAGAATCAACTAAGCAGGTTAAGGAAACACTCGCCCTTATAGCGGAGGCTAACAAGTCGGGTGAATATGGTACTGGTTGGGGAGATTACTCAACCCTAAAGGTAGGAGACTTTTAATGTTCAATGAAGAAGAAATCAAAGATATGGAAGAGGCCATTGCCACTATGGAAGATGACCTTAGCCAAGCCAAGGCAGACCTAAAGAAAAAGAAGTACGGTGCTTTACGTGAAGCTATTAATGCACGTAATGAAATGGATAAGGTAGTGCAGGAAGAGTTGACCAAGCTAAACCTGACACATAATCCTTGGACTGTACAGCCAAGCCGACACCTTTTCTGGCGGTGATGAATGGCAAGAGCTTTCGTGCAGCTAGAAAGTACGGGTACAGGAGTGGACTAGAAGTTAAACTAGCTACCTATTTAAAAGAGCAAGGTGTACTTGCCGAGTATGAATCAATGAAGATTGAATGGGAAGACTTGACATACCGTACCTATACACCAGACTTTATACTACCTAATGGTATCATCATTGAGACTAAGGGTATGTTTACTACAGACGATAGGCGAAAGCATCTTGCGATAAAAAAGCAACACCCTAAACTGGATATACGTTTTGTGTTTGAAAACGGTAGACGTAAGCTACGTAAGGGTGCTAAGAGTACTTATGAAATATGGTGCGACAGGTACGGCTTTGAATGTTATGATAGGATTGTACCTGAGTCATGGTTAAAAGAAAAGGGTAAGGCATTAGGCACTAAGTTTGTTGCCTACCCACATCCCAAAGTAGTGAGGAAGTAAATGAATATAAAAGATATAGTAAATGATATGAGGGATGAAGACTTTATAATACGCATTACTCCTTACCATGAGAATGGTGCATGGGATGGTGACGTACAGGTATCTCTGGTATCATCTGAGAATAACCCTTTGGGTGAAGAGGACTTTGCTTATCTATCTCACTTGTGTAGTATGCTATGTTCTGTTATACCTGTAATAGAGGAAGATGAATACGTAAGGGATGCACTACATAGCTATGTTCTTAATAGGTTAAGCGATGAACCTGATGAAAGACCTAGTTATACAGCAGACGGTAATGTGCTAACGCTAACATCTAAGACAAGAGGTAATGCCTAATGGCTAAATGGAAAGAGTTACCAGCAGATGTAGTCAATCATCCCCCACAGTACAATTCGGGGGGGATTGAGTGCATTGATGCAATGAAGGCAATGTCAGAGGGATCATATGTAGAGCCACACCATGCCTACTGTTGGCAGAATGCCTTCAAGTACATATGGCGTTGGCCTTACAAGAACGGTGTAGAGGACTTGCGTAAAGCAAGGTGGTACATTGACCGATTAATACATGAGTTAGAAAATGAAAGCTAGGGTATTAATAAGTCTTGAAATAGATGAAGAGGACTACCCTATGCCAGTAGATGGTAGTGTTCAAGAGGAATTAAATGAAGCTATCTATGCATACATATATGATATAGATGGTATAAGTATAACCAAGATGAGGATAACAACTGATGAATAATAACTATTTGCCTACTGACTATCAGACTTTCATTGCTACTAGCCGCTATGCACGATGGTTAGAGGATGAAGGACGCCGTGAGACATGGGGAGAAACAGTAGAACGATACCTACAAAACATTGCAAAGACTTGGCTCAAGCCTGTTGATCTACAGGAAGTACGTGAGGCTATCCTTAGCCTTGAGGTCATGCCTAGTATGAGGTCAATGATGACAGCAGGTAAGGCTGCAGATCGTGACAATACCTGTATGTATAACTGTAGCTACCTACCCGTAGATGATCCTAAGTCTTTTGATGAGGCTATGTTCATCCTCCTTTGCGGGACGGGGGTTGGTTTCAGTGTTGAGCGTCAGTTCATTACTAAACTCCCTGATGTTCCTACTCTTTTCCAAAGCGAAACGTGTGTCGTCATCAAGGACAGCAAGGAAGGATGGGCTAAAGGGCTGAGACAAGTTTTGGCACTCCTATGGGCTGGCGAAATTCCCAAGTGGGACGTATCTAAAGTCAGGCCAGCAGGTGCAAGACTAAAGACATTTGGTGGTAGGGCATCAGGCCCAGCACCATTGATTGATCTGTTTAACTTTGCTATCACTACATTCAAACAGTCACAAGGACGTAAGCTGTCCAGCCTAGAGTGTCACGATCTTATGTGTAAGATTGGTGAGGTAGTAGTGGTCGGTGGTGTACGCCGTAGTGCTATGATTAGTTTATCTAATCTATCTGATGATCGTATGCGCCATGCCAAGTCAGGTAACTGGTGGGAGAATGCAGCACACAGAGCATTAGCTAATAACTCAGTATCTTATACAGAAAAACCAGACAGCATGGCATTCATGCGTGAGTGGACAGCCCTAATGGAGAGTGGTAGTGGTGAACGAGGTATCTTCAACAGAGAAGCATCAGTTAAACAAGCTGCAAAGAATGGCCGTAGAGAGTCTTGCTATGAGTTCGGAACCAATCCATGTTCGGAAATCATACTTAGGCCAAATCAGTTCTGTAATCTTACGGAAGTTGTCATACGTGCTAACGACAGTCTGGAAGACCTTGCAAGAAAAACCCGCATTGCAACTATACTTGGAACAATACAGTCCACCTACACAAACTTTCCATACTTGCGAAAAGTGTGGAACACCAATACAGCAGCGGAAAGATTGCTAGGTGTATCACTAACAGGAATAATGGACAATAAGCTGATGACCTTGGAGAACAAAGGGTTGTCCGAAACATTGGAGCATCTTAAAAATGTGGCTGTTTCTACTAACGCTGAGTGGGCTGACCGTCTTGGTATCCCTCATAGCACTGCTATTACTTGTGTCAAGCCCAGTGGAACAGTTTCCCAACTGGTTGATTCATCTTCTGGCATTCATGCTCGTCACTCTCCCTATTATATCCGTACTGTGCGTGGAGATAATAAAGACCCATTGACAGAGTTTATGAAGGCACAAGGTATACCTAACGAACCTGACGTTATGAAGCCTGACGCTACTACAGTGTTTAGCTTTCCTATGCAGTCACCTCTTGGTGCAGTACACACGGCTGACATGACAGCAATACAACAACTAGACATGTGGCTTATGTATCAGAGACATTGGTGTGAGCATAAACCTAGTGTAACTATTAATGTCAAGGCAGATGAATGGCTAGAGGTAGGGGCATTTGTGTACAAACACTTTGATGAAATGTCAGGAGTGTCATTCCTACCTTTCAATGAACATACATACCAACAGGCTCCGTATCAGGAATGTACAAAGGAAGAGTTCTTTGATATGATTGATGCATCACCTGCTAAGATTGATTGGACTAAGCTATCTGAATACGAACAGGAAGATAATACTAGCGGTGTGCAGACTATGGCATGTACTGGTGATGTTTGTGAGATGGTAGACATAACCTAATGCAACTTGAGATGTTTGAAATACTAAGTCCTGAACCTTACGAGGGCGGCATAGAGTGTAACAACTGTGGTGTAGTTCAACCTATTGATAACTTTCAACAAATGTTAGCAGGAGAAATAAAAAGAAAGTGTAGAACCTGTGCTAGAAATCAATCAGGACTTATCAAACATCTTAAGTCTTTGCATCCATACCCTGATGAAAACTATTGCTGTCCTATCTGCAATAGAAATATTAAGGAGATAAGTAGAACAGGACAAAAAATGTTACAGTCTTGGGTACTAGATCACTGCCATGAAACAGAAACATTTAGGGCATGGCTATGCTTTAATTGTAATACAGGACTTGGTGCTTTTAAAGATAACCTTGATAGAGTAAAAAAAGCTAAAACTTATTTAGAAGATCATATGTACAAACAAAAGGAGAACTATTATGATATGGGTTTATACAGTAGTAATGATGATGATAGAACCAACAACAAGTGAAAAAACTTTCATAGTGTTTTCACCAAACACAGCATTTACAAATGAAGAGTCTT